TTTATTTGCGCGACCCATAACTTAAATGCTCCTGTCATTGCCGTACTCGGTCAAAATCAGTATACAAACATTGGGGATGCAGAAGGTGTAGCATTCTCTGATTTAACGCTTACTGATTTCCCTTCCGTAGAATTCAGGCCATTATATAAGCTAGTTTTTGAGTGCAATAGTTACGCAAATACTCCCAAGGCAAGACTTCGCGCTGTTATTGATATCAGACAGTTACAGGCAGCCAGCGTAGGCCAGGCGCTTGGAAGTGATCACGGCATTTTAAGTGGTCTTGGGGATGATGATCATCTCCAATATCTACACGCTACTAACACTAGGACTGGAGTAACCGCAAACATTGAAACTAGTGGAACACTTAAGACCACTAGCGCAACAAGTTCAACATCTAGCACGACCGGTGCTTTAGTTGTCACTGGCGGTGTCGGAATTGGTGGCGATTTAAATATTGGAGGGAATTTAACAGTTTCCGGCGACACTGTAACCATAAATACTGAAACAATTGTTGTTGAAGATAAAAATATTCAACTTGGAACAGTTACGACTCCGACTAATACGACGGCAGACGGCGGCGGCATTACGCTCCTCGGCGCGACTTCAAAAACAATTACATGGCTAAATTCTACAAGTTCTTGGACATTTAGCGAGAATATCGACATTGCTTCTGGAAAAGATTATAAGATCGCTGGAACTTCTGTTTTAACGGCAACAGCGCTCGGATCTAGTGTTACAAGTAGCTCGCTAACGTCGGTTGGAACGATTACTACAGGTGTATGGAATGGCACCGTTATTGCGACTAGTTATGGCGGAACTGGTCAGAGTGCATACACGAACGGTCAAATTTTAATTGGCAAAAATGATGGTTCGCTTGCGAAAACAACACTAACTGCAGGCACGAACGTTTTAGTTCAAAATGGCGATGGTTCTATTACCATCAGCTCGACAGATACCACATACACTGCCGGTACTGGCCTTACCCTGGTCGGGACAACATTTTCTCACTCTGATACTTCTAATGCGGATAACTTAGCTGCAACCGCAAGAACTTACGTATCTGGGCTAACATTTGATACATTTGGCCATGTCACTGGATATACAACAGGAACTGAAACTGTTGTAGATACGACTTATAGTGCTGGCGATGGCCTGGATTTAACAGCAACCACATTCTCTCTTGATTTAAAGGCAAATGGCGGTCTTGTTATTGAGAACACGGAGCTTGCTCTTGATTTAGGTGCTACAAGTATTACTGGAACGCTCGCTGTTGCTGACGGCGGCACGGGAATCACCTCTGCGGCTAAAGGTTCTGTCCTGGTGGCAAATACTCTTGATACGTTAACTGCTTTAGATGGTGGTGGCACAGCTAACAAGTTTCTATATTATAATGCAACTAACGATACTGTTTCCTGGGAAACAGAGATCGACGGCGGAACTTTCTAGGCAACCTAGGAGGCCGTTAGATAACGGTTGTCCTGGCTATATAGCCGCTACTGTTCCGCCAAATGGCCATCATTCCTGTAAAGCACAAGCGCTCTGCGATTGCGGGTAAGGTTCCGACTGCAGCTCAATTGCCACTCGGCGAGATTGCTATCAATACATTTGATGGCAAAGCGTATATCAAAAAAAATGATGGCACTGAGTCTATTGTCGAACTTGGCTCCGGTGGTAGCGTAACGAACGCAAAAGGTATCACCCTATACAACAAAGACGGTTCCGGCAGTCCAGCGGTTTTTAATGGAGTTGAGACTAGATTTCAGATTCGTGATACGTCTGGCAATGTTCCTTCAATTTTAAATAGCCTCAGCTTAATAATCAGCCTTGGCGGTGTTATCCAGAAGCCAAATCTAGGTTCTCCCGAAACTTTTGACGGATTTTATATAACTTCAAATACCGTTGCCGGCGCTGACATTGTTTTCAGTGAAGCACCAATTCTTAACACTAACTTTTTTGGCACTCTTGGCGGGATATATGCGTCTGCTAGTATCGCAGATTTGATTACAGTTGAAGACACGGGTACAGTTACAGGTACTATTATTGCAAATAATACTATTTCGAATGCAAATATTTCAACATCGGCAGCAATTTCTTATAGCAAGTTAGCAAGCCTGACTTCCGGATATGTCTTACTTGGCAATGGAGCGAATGTCGCCACACCAACTGCCATCAGTGGGGATGTAACAATCAGCAATGCTGGCGTTGTTACATTAGCGAACAGTGGAGTAGCCGTAGGTACCTATAATAATTCTAGCACAAGTGTAAGGCCGTTTACAGTCGATGCTAAAGGCAGAATTACTGGTATCGGCAATGCAGTCACAATTACTCCTGCGTTTAGCTCAATCACTGACAAGCCTTCAACCTTGGCTGGATATGGAATTACAGATGCAGCAACAAGTACGCATGTGCATGGCAATATCACAAATGCTGGTGCGATTGGAAGCGCCGCTAACTTACCGATCATTACGACAACTAACGGCGTATTAACTACAGGTAGCTTTGGAAGTGGTGCCAACACGTTCTGCCAAGGTAATGATGCAAGATTAAGTGATACAAGAAATACTACAAATTCTCTTACTTTTAATAATGGCGGAGCCGGAAACCCTAGCGGTACTGCTTTCAATGGCAGTTCTGCAGTTACTGTTTCGTATAACACTGTTGGAGCTCCTAGTACAACAGGTGCCAATGCGTCTGGCAACTGGAGCATCAATATTACAGGCAATTCAGTAACCGCTACGACAGCAAGTAGCCTCAGCGGATTTACTAATAGTAGTTCAAGTAGTCCTATCAATGGCGCTGATAGTTTAACCAATAATGGAATTGGCTATGTTAATTCAGTAAGCCTATTTGATCAGACTGACGGTGCCTTATATGCTCAAGCCTATAGCAATCAATGGGTTCACCAAATTTTTGGAGATTACCGCACGGGTCAAATTGCAGTCAGAGGAAAACAGAACAACACCTGGCAAAGCTGGCGAACTATATTAGATTCTGGGAATTACGCAAGCATTGCAGATAATCGATATCTTCGCAATGATGTAGATGCTTCTACTATTTATAGAACTGGCAACTTTGCTCCGCAGTTGGTAATGCACTCAGGCGGCGACCATTCAAGTGGTCCTTATTATATTTTTAGAAAAACAAGAGGAGACAATAAGGTTGTAATAGGAGATGCGCTGGGTACTCTGCTTTGGCAGGCAACATCTCAAGCAAATAATGTAGTCAATACCAATCTGTCTATTTCCGGAATTTGCAATAGCACACCTGTTGATGGAACTGGATATGTTCCGACAAGGATGGAGATGCAAACTGGTGAACGCTTTTATTTAACTATGGCATTTACCGGTCAACAAGTTGAGGTAAAGCAAAATGGCTGTATTGGTATTAACGGTGGAACAGTAGATAACGAAGGAATCAGAATCGGCAGAAAGATAACAGGAAATGATGCTAGCTCTAGCGGTGTTGTACATTTTGGTTCGCCAGATGTACCCGGCGATAATAATTACTTCTTAACCTATCCAGTTTGGCAAGCCAATAAAACAGTTGGAGCAGTGCTGCACTATCGTGCCTCTGGCACGATGCCGAAGCCTACTGGATGCACAATCCTAAATCATACTGGTTTTTGGTGTGATAACATCGTATCTGGTAATAATTTTACCGCAGGTTATTACTCTAATATTAATACAGAAACCGGATTTTTTAGAAGGAATTTTTATGCCGAAGGCAATGCCCCGAATTATTTCAATGGCAGCGTTGGAATTGGCACGCCAACTCCATCCGCGAAACTGGACATTATTGGCTATACAAAGACTGGTAACTACGGAGGAGAGTATCAAGGAATCACACTACAAAATAATAGAAATATTAGCACAGAACTTGCAGTAAATTTTATTGACTTTAGAAATAATTTTGAGTATGCTGGCGCTCATGTGTTTAGCGTCCACACTACAGATGGTAAAGTAAATCTTTCTTTTGCTACGACAAACTTAGGATCAACAACCCAAGACAGGCGAGTACAAAGAGTTGTAATTACTGGTCAAGGGTATTTAAAGGCGACAAGTAACGATACTTTCACATGGATAGACGGTACTTACCACGAATTCAATCAAGATCAAAATAATGTAATGCTTTATAACACAGTTCGTAACGCTGGTTATACAAGCACTGCAGAAATAATATCTGTTAACACACCCCAAAATAGCACATGGTACTTCGTTGGTTATTACAGTAGTAGCGATCTTGAATTTAAAGTAAGAGGCGATGGAGCCACTTCTGGGGATGGGGCTTACACTGTTGGTGCTGATTATGCGGAATATTTTGAATGGATCGATGGTAATGCGCAGGTTGAAGATAGGAGAGGATTTTCTGTTGTACTTGAAGGGAGTAAAATTCGCATGGCGGAAGAAGGGGAAGAGCCTATTGGAATTATCTCCGCTAGACCTTCTGTCGTTGGCGATTCTGCGCCATTTTCATGGGCTGAAAAATATTTGAAAGATGATTTTGGTGATTTTATTCGTGAAAATTACGATATCATTGAGTGGACTGAAATGATTGAGGACATAAGCCCTGCCGCCGGGCAAGGTGAATCAGATTCAGACCTCAAGATTTACAAAGAAAAAAAACATAGTTATATTTCAACAGAAGTACCTGAAGGTATTGTCATTCCTGATGATGCTGTAACAATCACACATGACGACAATGGTAATCGCTTGACACGTAAGAAGTTAAATCCAGCCTTTGATCCTGAATTAGAGTACGTAGACAGAGAAAATAGAATTGAATGGGATGCGGTTGGCTTAATGGGCAAACTCAGAATGAGGAAAGGTCAGGTTACTGGTTCTCGATGGATTAAGATGCGAGACATCAGTAATACCGTGGAGGAATGGCTCGTTAGGTAATTCAATCAAACAAACCCGTCAAGCGACGGGTTTTTTAGTGGAAAACTAACACGAATTATCGGTTTATACAATGGCTCTGACACGAGCAGAACTTATTGCCGCCGGCATTGTTATTCCTGGCAGTACTTCTGCTCAGTCCTTTATTCCCACTGGGAATACTGTGCCTTCAAATGGGCTTTATCTATCTACAACAAATACTGTTGCAATAGCAACAAACTCTGTTGGCAAATTATTTATTGATGCAAACGGTAGGATCAATCAAGGTACTGTTGCTGCATTCTTTGCCAAGGACCATACAAACACGTCTAAGACTGTTCAATTTCAGTCAGCGAGAACTGGTGAGACTGTATTTAATTTAGCTAGCTTTGAATTTGGGTTTGATTCAGGTGGAAGTTTACTTAGCTTCACAAAGTCTAGATCGCCAGATCCTACTAACTTTATTTATTTAGCAAATAACCAAACAATTGGCAAGATTGTTTTCTCTGGCGATGATGGCTTTGGCTTCACGCCTGGTGCTGCTATTGTTTCCACTACCGATCAGGCAAGTGGAATAACTGCGCCAAACATGGTAGCAGGTACAAGCTATAAGATCTACTCTGTTGGCACAAGTAATTTTACGTTAGTTGGTGCTGCCTCTAATACTGTTGGCACTGTTTTTACTGCGACTGGTTCCACTACAGGCAGCGGAGAGGTTGTTCCTGCCAACGGCACAACTGCAGCAAACTTGCGGTTCATGACAACACCATTTGGCAGTTCGTTCCCGCAAGAAAGATTGCGCATTACATCAAGTGGTTCGATTGGCGTTGGGACCACCAGTCCGAGTGCATTGTTTCATTTAAATAGCGGCGGAAATACAGAACTGCTTGTTTCTTCTACATTCTCAGGAAGTCTTGAAACTGCTATTCGTATTAACACTGTTGGCGATGCTTCGCGTGCAAACATATACTTTTCTAAATCGAGCACAATCCGTGGCTCTATTCAATACCATCACAATGTTAACGGTGGAGCTGAAAGGTTGCAGCTTTCCCCTGCCGGATCTACGGGATTAAACGTACTCGGCTCTGGCAATGTCGGTATCGGGTCCCTGAGCCCGGCGTACAAGCTGCACGTAGTTGATTCAGTTGACGGGAGTGTCATTCTTCAAGTATTAAATAGCTATTCCGGTGCTGGAACAGCTAATAATGCGATTGTGAGCTGTGCAAATACTAATAACTACTTCAACATGCAGTTGCTGGGGCAGCAAAACTTTGCTCTCTTGGCAACCAATTCGCAATACACACTTTATCGCTCACCTATTCACGTCTTTCAAGACTCCGCAGGAACCACTGAGTATGGGCGATTTGATGGTTCCGGCAGGCTCTTGGTTGGTGCGTCTAGTCAGCTCACCAGTGTCGGCTCAATCAAACAAGAGGTGGTTGGTGGTTCATTAGCAATTTCCACTTTCGTGGGGAATGCGTTTGCTTATTCCCTGCCTTTCACGAAGTCTCGTGGATCCTCTGTTGGGACAATCGTTCAAAGCGGAGACGAACTAGGCAACATTGACTGGTACGGAGACGACGGTTCCGCTACTGCTAAGCAAGCAGCTCGCATTCAAGCATTCGTAGACGGCACCCCTGGCGCTAATGCAATGCCAGGCAGGATCGTTTTCTCCACCAACAGCGGGACGGTCGGCGCTTATCCGACGCCGCGGATGACGATTGGAAACAATGGAACAACAGGCATTGGATACACTCCAAATACTGATTATCGTTTGGGCGTTCGCGGTGGTAGTGCTGAGAATGCTGTAATAGGATCGGATTCCACTCGTGCTCAAGGCTCAGGTTGGTACAACTTCTATGGCACGTCCGATTCAGCAACTGTATTGCAGTCTTTTATACGCGGTGATGGAATCTACGGATCAAGAACAAGCACTTACGGCGGCCTCTCAGACGCCAGGCTTAAGGAGAACGTCGTTGATGCTCAAAGCCAGTGGGGTGATGTTAAATCAATCAGATTTAGGAACTTCAACCTTATAGGTGATTCCACTCGTCAGTTGGGTGTTATTGCTCAGGAGATTGAGCAAATCTCGCCGGGACTGGTAGATGAGATCAATGACCGAGATGAGCAAGGCAATGAAACAGGGACCAGCACAAAGTTGGTGAAATACTCGATCCTCTACATGAAAGCAGTCAAAGCACTACAGGAAGCAATGGAGCGGATTGAGCAATTAGAAGCAAAAGTCGCCGCTCTTGAAAGTAATTAAAGTAAGACTTACGGTTTCCCGTAAAACTCATGTAAACTGATTAGGCAGACTCTTAGGCATGCATTTCTAAGCAATCATGGCAACTACTTTTTCCTGGAAAATCGCCCAGCTCGAAAGAGAGACCCAAGACGGTTATGTCTACACGGCTCATTATACGGTTTCGGCGGAAGACGGTACGTATTCTGCGGGAGCGTATGGATCTATCGGCCTTGAGCGTCCTGAAGGCGATCTGATTCCTTTTGACGCCCTTACCGAAGAGACCGTAATCGGTTGGGTGAAAGATAAGCTTACCCAAGAAAAGGTGGATGAGGTGGAAGCGGCCCTCCAGAGCCAGCTCGACGAAAAGCGTACCCCTACACGCGCCGCAGGGGTCCCCTGGGGTATTGTTGGCGCCAATCCTCCTCAAGTTGTAACACCTCAATCTTGATTTAAGGTTTGAAATTAATCCCTGCGGAAGACTATTTCCGTAGGGATTTTTATTATGGCCGAGAAGTGGATTCAAAAGGCTATCAAGAAAAAAGGAGCCTTACGTGAAGCTTTAGATGCCAAGAAAGACAAGCCTATCGCTAAAGGCAAGCTCGAAGAAGCTGCCAAGAAGAAAGGGGTCACCGGCCAACGTGCGCGACTGGCTCAAACCCTCGGTAAAATGCGCAAGAAGAAGTAGTCATGATTGAGCTTCTGGCGGCAATTGCTGGCGCAGTAATTGGGCTTGCCGGTCTTGCCGCCGGCAGCGTTATCAAGCGCAGTGGTGATGGACGTGAGATTATTACCAAGCTAAGCATGGGTATCGAACATATTGGTCTAGAGCTACAAGCGTTACGAGAAGACATGAAAGAAGATCGCCATGAAATCTATGGCCGTCTTGGCAGTGCTGAACAAAGGATCTCTAAGTTAGAAGCAAAGACAGATTAGTCGTAGTGGCAAACGGCACACTACAACAGAGTACAGAATAACATGGAACTTTTTGCTCTGATTATCGCTAAAGGTCCAGAAATCATTGCTGCATTATTTGCCATTCATGCGGCAGCACTTGCGATCGTCAACCTGACTCCGACGCCAAAAGACGACGCTGCAGTTGCTAAATTTTACCGCATTATAGAGATTTTAGCTGGTATAATTACAAGAGTAGCTAAAAAGTAAAGAATGGAGCAAGAGCCTAAGCTTACGCCCAGGGAAAGATGGGACATATGCACAGAATGCCCTGATTTCTTGAGTAAATCAAGCAGGTGCAGATTGTGTGGCTGCTTTATGCGAATTAAAGTCAACCTAGCTTGGAGTTCTTGCCCCGCCGGCAAGTGGTAACGGTATCCTAATTGGCGTTAATTACGCCAATGTCTGTTACAACCTGGCAATCAATCGCCGAGCTAGCTTCGAAGGCTGGTGCTAGATATCCTGAACTTGTAGCAGCACAATGGGCGCTGGAGTCAGGATGGGGTAAGCACCAGTCTGGCAAGAATAACTTCTTTGGCATCAAAGGGCCTGGTACCAAAAAAGAAACACAGGAGTGGGACGGTGCTAAATTTATTACCATTGTGGATGAGTTCAAGGACTATTCGTCTCCACAAGAATGCGTCAATGACCTTGTCGAGAAATGGTATAAGGATTACAAAGGATATTCAGGGGTTAACGACGCCGGAAGCAGAGAAGAAGCGGCCAAAGAATTAGTCAAGCAGGGATACGCTACTGACCCTAAATACGCTGATAAGTTAATTGAATTAATGAGTCGGAATGCTGTACCAACAAGTAATCCAGCAAAGGCGATGAGCGAGTATGTTAGCTTAGTGGATGCGGCTAAATATCATAAAGGTGAAAAGCATCAGATTGAAGCCTGGAAGGCTCTTGAAGCGTCGTTAAGCGAAGAGCAGAGGGAAGCATTCACCAAGGCATTTAGAGGCCCCCAGAAGCCACCCAGAGCGCCGATTCCTGATAAGCCAAAATTTCCTCTTGATGCTGTTTACTTCTATCAGCGCGATAGCAAGACAGGTCATGGCGAGCGCTCTTGTCAGTCGTCTGCTATTGCAATGGCGGTTGAATACATTGATCCTGAATTAATATTTGATGATGATGAATACCTGAAAAAGGTATTCAAATATGGAGACACCGTATCGCAAATAGCGCAAAAGAAAGCCCTGGACAGTCTTGGGATTAAGAATCAATTTCGAATGAATGGATCAGAAAGTGATTTGATTTCACTTTTAGACAAAGGCTATCCCGTTCCTATTGGTATTTTGCATAAGGGCACAATTTTCGCACCCAGCGGAGGCGGACATTGGATCACGTTGATCGGATACGATGACAAGTATTTCTATGTTCATGATCCGTTTGGCGAGCTTGACCTGGTCAACGGTGGTTATCCAAAGACGGGGCCGACAGATGGAAAGAACAAGCGTTATACGCGAAGCAATCTTTTAAAGAGATGGCTTATTGCTAGCAAATCTGATGGATGGTTTTGGGATTTTTCAGGCAATCCAATCAAATGAACAGTCAAGTAATCTTGCACTTTCTTCCTGGTTATTACTGGGATGGAAATACATTAAGATCAACTGGGGCCAGCTTGGAGCCCTCGCAACATATCAATCCAGAGAATGGAGAGATTAGGTATTATGTCAGGCCTGTAGGCTGGAGTTGTTCAGCATTTATACGGCATCAGGGTATTGTTGACTATTTGATGGGTCTACGCGGTTGATCCAGCAAATTTTCCCTTGCTCAACCCATTCTTTTCTCTTGTTTTGAATATATTCTTGGTCACCAAGTTCTTGCATTAAGACTCCAGACTGGAATCCACTAAGGCGATATTGTTGCATTTAAACAAATTATTCCTCTAAGTTTACCGCAGGACCAGTTTCAATTACTTCGTATAGGTATCTTTCTACTTGTTCAACGTCCCAGTCATGCTCGTTGCATAGGATGTTACCAAGGAAGTTGAGTTTTCCTTCGTGCTCATCATTCCAGGATCCAATTTTTACCGCATCATTTTTTACTTCATTAATATGATATAATATTTGAAGCTCTGTAATAACATCAAATTGATCGACCGCATTCTCTGCGTGATACATTCTTTCCTTGTCGATCATCTTCAGTATCATTGATACCGATGCGCTTGTCAATGAAGAAAGCGTCTCTGATACATTTTTGATCTTTTCAAGGATCAAAAAGTGCAGATGATTGATAGCAAAGAATAACGATTGCTTCATAGAACGAAACCTTGCGAAACTTTCTCCATGTCTTTTATCAATGAAGAGGTGGTATCATCTTCTACGGAGGCAGTTTCGTAGTGCATTCTGATGATACTCTTCTCGATAAAGCCGTGAATACTTTCAAGTATGCCTTTGCCCTCCTTCCATACTGCCTGCCGGCCTCTAACTTTAGAGTGCCATACTTCTAGGTCTTTATTAGTGGAATTACCGTCACTTTTTTCTCGTCTTACGATCCAAGTAGCATGAGAAACATGTGCCAATGCATCAGTTCCCCTGATCTCATTTAGCTGAGGTTCGGCACTACTAGTTTGATCCATGCCAATTCGATTTAACTGTGCCAATACAAACAGGTCAATATCAAGTTCTTTTGCTGCGGTCATGAGCTTGTAGGCTCGATCTTCAAGCATTGATGATATGTTTGTTGCTGATCCACCTTTATGTCTTGAAAGTGCATGGAAGTGATCAAGGACAACTGCTCTCAGTTCTGGGCATTTTGCCTTCATGCTTCTCATGGTGTTGATACATGTGTCTACACATGCACCCCAAGGGGCTTCAACTAAAATTTTGCCACCATTCTGCTCTAATCGCATACTTACTTCAGCAACTATTCTAGCCATCATGTCTTGACCCTTTGTTGCACCAGGCAATTCTAATTCACCAACGCTAAGATAGCCAAATTCATCTTTTGATTGCATTCTTTTCCAGTGAAATGGACCAACAAATGCTTTGCTCAAGTTGGCAATAATTCTTGCCTCTATAGATCTTGCGTCTAATTCTGCGGATACAAATCCAACAGTAAGCCCTCCTTTGGCTAAGGAAGATGCGACATGAACGCCGATGCCTGTTTTGCCAACACCAGTTCTGGCACCTACAACAAGCAGCCTTCCAGCTCTTGGCATATTGGGCTTTGGAGGTGATACTCCACCGTCCATGTCAAGATCAAAGGCAGGAATACCGGTTGATATTGGCTTATCTTGACTGCTTGCATTAATAATATAGTCAGACCAGTTCAAGCGACCATTGCCAGGATCGCCACAAATTGCTTCTGACAGGTCAGTGATTTGCCCTTGATTGCCAATGGAGCCACTAAGCATACCGATACCCTCCATTGTTCTTGTATGGAGGAACTCAAGTGCCTTCTCTAATTTGGGGTCAGTCTTAAGTGACTGAGACGCGATATAAAGCGTCTCCTTGTACAGGCTAAGAACTCTTTTCTGTTTCAGGATATCAAGAGCAGTGGACCACTCTGTACCTTCGTTGCCGTAGGCCCTCATTGTTTCAGGAGACGAGAGCTTTGTTATTACCGTACAAAATTCAGAAAAAGAAAGATCGTAACTGTTTTTAGCGATTGCTTCGTATCCAGTAATGAGACTATCCCTTGATAATGTCTTACCAGTTCTGTCTCCAATAAAAGTAAGATCAATCTCTTTTGCAATCGTTCTGAAGGCGATGTCAGACCATAGGTTTTGTGGAAGTTCTTGACCATGGCCAACGCCAAAGGCGGTTCTAAATTGCGACCACAATTCACGTGCTAAACCGCTTGGGCTTGTCAATACGCGACAGAGGATAATTGCCTCTTGTTGAGTTGTGTCATCTTTATCTATAATAGTTGTTGGCTGAAGTTTTTCGACTAATCGAGCCGATGACATTATTGTATCAAGGGTCTCTTTATTAGTTTTGACGATCTTACCGTCCTGTACCTCAAGCAGGCCAAGGTCAATAGCTTTTTGAATATAATAAGGATGTTCCATTTTAGATGTCCTCCACGTTAACATTGTAAGCTTTCAACTCTTCAAGAGTTGTTTTCATTATCCCCGTCCAGCGTTCTACTTCTTTTGTGTCTCCACGCAAAGTAGATTGTTCAAGATTCAAAGAAACAAAACGATAAGCGTCTATTGTATCTTGTTGGTCGACAGTATATACAGGATCTTCTTTAATTTGTTCTTCATGTTTTTCTTCAAGTCCAGACTGGTATAAGTTTTCAATATTTCTCATCTTGATATCTTGTGGATTTCCGTATCCAAAGACTGAGTTAAAGTTTCTTCCTTTTTGGTCGACTTGTTTTGACCAGAATTTACTCTTAGTTAATCCAGTGCAGACGGCGCAGATGAAGGATTCTGTCTCTGCAGATGTAAGTCCAAGGTTTTTCATATGCTTTGTTATGCATTCTTTTTGTTTTGTAGACAAAGATCTCATGCTTGAATAAGAATCCGGCTTACAACGATTCCATGCCTGAATGATTGCCATTGGTATGGTATCGACCTTGGGAGTCTTGGCTGACTTATTGCTGACAGGGACTACTGCTTCCTCTGTTTCCACTGGTTGCTTGATTTTTTCGAGTTCTTTGTCTATGTCTTTTTCGAGAGATATCATGTCATATGCTTTTGGTATTGATTCTAATTCCTGAATATAATCAACTTCATCTTTCCACTCTTCTCTAATTTCATTCAATATTTCATTCCTTTTGTTATTGAAAACTTCATACGGATCGTGCATAACAACGATTCCGTCATCTTGGACTGAGATGTAACCTTCTGTTACCAACTGACACATACAGCTTCTTCGAGCTTTTGTGCCACACCGCAACATAGTTTCACATTCTCCCCATGAGATATGGCGAGAATTAATTGGGACTGATGCGAGCCATAACCAAAGCAGTCTGGCCTGCTTCGTCAAGCGATCGTTGAAGACGATTTCGCGCAGTGGCGCACGGACCCAGCCAGGGCGGTAGTCCCAGTTTCGCTCAACCGAATTAAGCCTGCCTACGGGCACAGAGGCCGCGATGGTCATGTGGAGGTTTTTGTTCTTTCGGAGTTTAGCGGCGTTGTCAAGGGGTGCCCTATGAGGGGGTTTCTTTTTAGGGGGTATCTTTTTGGGGGGTGGTCTCAGGCAACCCTTAGGGGTAGTCTCAGGCAACCCCTGGGGTGGTTTTAGGCAACCTTTGGGGGTATCCTGAGGCAACCCCATCCTTAGATATATATAGATTCTAAAAACCAGATTAAATAAGATCTTTATTTAAGATGGCCGACGGGCAAAAACGAGACGAGGAGCAAGCCGAAAGGCAAGACGGCTTGACGGACGAACAGAGAGCCGCTAAGCTCCGTCGCATCAAGGCGTCACAGAGGGCCTACTACCTACGGAACAAGCACTGGATCCTCGAAGAGGCGCGAATCAAGCGGGAAGAGGCCCGCAAGAAGCGCCGGAAGCGTCGCAAGCCCAAGAAGCCAAAGCCGACACGGGAAGAGCTCCAGAGGGCCGCAGAGGAGCGCCAGAAGGCTGCAGAGAAGCGTGCCGCTGCCCGTCAGCGTGCGTCAGAGGAATGGAAGGAGCTGGGATGGGTTGTCGCAAAAATGAACAAAACAGCAAAACTCAGTCAGCAACAGATTTATGAGCTTCTCGGCGGCTTGGCTTCCAAGAAGAAAATTGCCGCTTGGTGTGCAAGAGGCAAAAAGCTTGATAGAATAAGGCCACCCAAATAGACATGCTATGCCTGCGGAGTACCCACAACTCAGTGGTCTAGCCACGAAGGATCTCGTAGAGACCATCGGTAACGGCAGCTTCAAAGCGAGCTACATCAACTGGAGCCGCACAATGGAGCTCCTGCGTAAACATGCTCCTGGTTGGATGCCGGAGATGCTCTTCAGCCACGAAGGGACACCGCTTCATCGAGCACCCGTCGGCGGTTTCCTCTTGATGCGTCTTCGCCATGTGGACGGCACGGTGACACCAGAGGTTCCGCAAGCGGTGATGGATCACCGTAACTCTTCTATCCCTTGGGATAAGATCACTTCTCGTGACATCAGTGATACTGAAAGAAGAGGTTCTTGTCTCGTTGTGGCCAAGCAATTTGGCCTGGCGCATGAACTGTGGGCAAAGATGCCACTTGAAAGTGGTTATCAAGTAGCCGACGAGGAAACGATCGCAAAAGCTCGAACTGAAGCTAAGGCGTCGAAGAAGACATCTACGGAAACCGTAGAAACAGAATCAGAAGTTTCCGCGAAGTCTGACAAAGAAAAATTTGTCGATTTTGCTAAAGAAAAAGGGCTTTGCGCAGAAGCGATCCAGTCTCTTGTGGATAAGATCGAATCTGAAAGCAATGGCAACTTTGCCGGTGGCATCAGGACTCTAGAGAAAAAAGACAAGGCTTTTGTTGAGGGCCTAAATGCCAAATTTCTCGCGGACCAGTATTGATCCTGTTTTATTAATAGACGACGCTGCAAGAAGTCTTGCGGCCTTCTTTAATGGCGTCGTCGTTAATATGGAAGAAATGATTTAGAGGGGTTGACGCCCCTCTTTTTTTGCTGCATAATCTGCATGCAGTCAACAGATCAATGGGTAAGTCCAACAGCGCAATCTCGGAGTGGCTTGAGGCGGCAGGCAGAATTCCTCTTCTTCCCAAGGCGGAGACATTGAGACTGGCAACTATTATCCAAAGCGAGGACTCATCAGAGAAAGCGAAGAAAAAAGCAATAGACAAACTAATTGTTCATAATATGAAACTTGTTCCTGCAGTGGTCAGGCGATGTGTTTCCAATAAGAGATCGTTCAAGTTTGGAAGTGACTGGACCGAAGATCTTTTGCAATGTGGTGCGATGGGTCTTTATAGAGCAGCGAAAAAGTTTGATCCAACAAGAGGGTACTGCTTTAGCACTTATGCTGTTACTTGGATTTTTCAAGCAGTTCAGCGTGAAATATGTAACAACATCTCAGCGATAAGAGTGCCGGAATCAACAATTCGAGAAATGTATCAAGCAATTAATGAAAATAGAAACCTTTCTTTTTCTGGAATTTCGGAAAGCAAGAGAATCAGGCTAATTGATGCTTTTAATGCAATGGGGGCAAAGTCAATTGAAGCAATCGCCTCCAGTTGCAATAATCGTTCTTCTGGGCAAATGGAAGCGTCAAACCTTAGCAAGATTGAGCCAATTTCTATCGATGAATTAATAAAACATTCTGAAGGCCTTCCGGTTTATGATACTTTTGAGGAGATCATAGGCCTAGCAAAATTAAGCGATATCCAGGTCGAAGTCTTAAGGCTTCATTATGTCTCAAATATGACTTACACTCAGATTGAGAAAGAGCTGGAGATGGAGCGGTCAAGCGCCAGAAATATTGCAGTTTCGGCACTGAACCGATTGCGCCAAGAGGTTTCTTGGTAGAATTAATCGTACACCACCAATTGCTGGTGATTTTTAATGGCGACTATTAGTTTAACTGGAAAGGTGGTCGGCAAGGCAGGTAGCCCTGCGGTGTCTATCCGTGAGGTAAATGGCAAGAATGGCTCGACTATGAAGATTGCCAGTTTTTCGATCAACGATCGGGAATACTGCTACTTCAAAAATAAAGAGGACAACCCCGGTCAGTTTTACCAAGTAGAAGTGACTGGTCCTGCCGCCGAGATCGCTGTAGACCGAATTGAGCTTGGCACCTGGCTTTCAGTGACAGGCCAGGCCATATGGCGCACGTACAACGGCAAGAAGTACTTTGACGTCAAAAACGCTCGACTTGTATTTGCAGAAGATCGGAAGCCTTCTCAGGCAGACGAACCCTTTTGATGAACTTCTGGGATGATTTCCTAGCTCCTGTAGTGGGAACCGTTGTTGCGGTTTCCACTATTTTTTTTCCTTTTTCGGTGATCTTTATTGAAGGCGAATGGAAAAATCTTCAACTAGCCCCAGTTTCTTACCCGGAAGTGTTGGACCATTCGTCGACGAGTTACCTCTTGTAACTCATGCAAATGTCAGACCGTATGTCATTGCTATCTTGCTACATAGAGGTGCCGTTAAGTTTCAGGAAATAATTGGATGCCTTACCCCTCATTGCCCACAGATAGATCTAAAGGTCGGGGCATGGGACGCAATTGAGAATTGTGACATAGAAGATAAGACAAGACTTGAACTTATCACGGAAGAAGTCCTTGGTGAAATGATCGCCGAAGGAATTTTGAGGTATAATGAAGAGCAGGAACTGTGGGTCCTCCAGGCAGGAGGGAACAGAAGGCATTTACCTAAAATTGTAAATTGGGTATCTGCTACCGCAGGTCAACTTCCTCATCACTTGTTGCTCGATCTTTCTACGGAACATGAACCCGGCCTCTAAACAGATTGTATCTCATAACAAATTAGACGTAAACCGTAAAAAGGCTACTCTGAACAAGGCTGCTTGGATGAACCAGCGATCTCACCCGCTTCCTATCTTTAAGAATGGCGATATGGTTCAGGTTTACCGCAATCAAAGATGGGTCAAAGGCAAAGTATTAATCAGCACACCAGGTGGTTGCACGGTAGACTTGTTTCAAGATTCGACTACCGTCAATGTATATGACGCAAGATGCATCTGCCCAACCGATGACTGATTTAAATCAGACTCAGTTACAAATCGCCTGCACTTGCGACGAGATCAAAGATCTGTTGATCTCCAAGAATCTCAAGTACGGCGATAGCGCTCTGAATCCCTGCAGGATTTTTAGCAAATCTTCTACTGTTGAACAAATTCTTGTTCGAATTGACGATAAGCTCAACAGGATTCAAAAGGGGGCAGGTTTAATTGCCTCCGATGAAGATGTCATCAATGACTTGATTGGCTATTTGGTTTTGCTTAAGATAGCAATGTCCAAAAAAAACACGGAGCCTGTTAAGTTGAAATTCAATATTGAATCTTCTGTTAATGGGTACTATGGAGAAGATCCGTGGGATGGCGTTGACATAGAGCCGTTGAGTCAATATATCAAATCTTTCAGGGTATCGTGTCCTGATTGATTGTTATAATGGTATAACTGAATCCATAAGATGAGTTACCCAGAAATAATCCTGCCATTGAGACTTATGTCTAAGGCAAGGCCACGGGTAACAAGTCGTGGAACTTTTATGCCAAAGCAATATCAAGCATGGCGAAAAGAATGTGCTGATATGCTTAAAATAGCTTGGAATCGCGAGCCAATAGATCATCCTATAGCAGTAGAGATTGACTGCTATGGGACTGCTCGCGGTGATATTGATAATTATATGGGCGCTCTCTTCGATACTGCGAACAAAATAATCTGGACGGATGACAGGGCTTCGATCATCCAGAAGGCAACCATAACATACTTCAAGCGACCTTTGGCTGAGAGTTGCTGGAAGATTCGGATATACGACTTGCCCGCTTCTTGTTAGACTTACAAGAGCAGAATCGACTATGGCAAGTTCCGAGGCAGAGGTTGTTTACTGTCAACCAGACCCGGAATATCGCAGAGCGGTAGGCGAAAGCCAGTCGCATCTAAAAAACATACTGACGAGTCCAGCTCATTATGTAGCGGCAGCGAAACGGAAGTTTTTCCCTTCCTCCGTCATGATCATGGGTACCGCTACTCACTGCAAGGCATTGGAAGGCGAAGAAACCTTTGCTGCCAATTTTGTGAAGAAGCCGGACAACATTAAATACACGACAAAGGAAGGAAAGGAGTGGAAGGATGCTCAAGGAAGAAAGACAATACTTGTAAATGATGGCAAGGACAGGCAATGGGATGCTGTTATCGGCATGACCGATGCCCTGCGTCAACTTGAATGGTTCAATCCCGATCAGCCTGACTATAGAAAGTTTAACGAGGTTTCTATTTACTGGAATGAACTTGGGATTCCATGTAAAGCAAGACTTGACAGGGTACTTGTTACGGAAGATGAGGTTATCGTTCTTGATCTTAAGACAACAGATTCTGTATCTGTTGATAAATTTCAAAGTAAAATGATCGACCTTGGTTATGATTTCCAAGCTTCCTGGTATTCGCACGCGGCGAGTCTTGTATATAATAAACCAGTGCGCTTTATATTTGTGGCTATTGAGAGGAATGAGCCGTATACCGTGGATATGTTTGAGGTCCCGGATTTTATGTATGAAGAGGGTCGGGCGAAGAATATATTAGCTTTGCAAAGATTAAAGAATTGCAAGAGCAAAAACGAGTGGCCGGCTAAAAAACCGGGCCTGAGGATGCTAGAATATCCCAAGTGGTACAAGCCGTTCTCGGCCGCCTCCGAGGATCCATTCCTTACAGAGCAAAAGCACGAAGCCGATGAATTCTCGCCCCTCTTCTGACTGCCGCTTGATTTCCGTTACGCCAAAGGCGGAGGAGATCATTGTTTACTGCGCCAGGGTCAGCAACCCGTCCAATCAGGACAATATGGATACTGCCGACAAGCTTTTGCGTTACCTGGTCAAGCATAAGCATTGGTCTCCATTTGAGATGGCCAACATGGTGGTTGAAATCAATACCACCAGGGCGATTGCCGCTCAGATTCTTCGTCATAGGTCATTCTCGTTCCAGGAGTTTTCGCAGCGTTATTCCGATGTTGGAGCGCTTGGATCTGCAGTGATGCCACATCTTCGCCGACAAGATCTGAAGAACCGTCAGAATTCAATTGATGATCTGGACTCAGAGCTGATCGGCCAGTATTATCGTCGTATTGGTCAAATCTTTGAGGATACCGAGCATCTCTATAGAGAGATGGTCAGTAGCGGTGTCGCAAAGGAATGCGCCAGAGGGATTCTGCCATTGAATTCACCAACTAGAATGTACATGAACGGGACTATTCGGTCTTGGATTCATTACTTGCAAATCCGCTCTGGCGTAGAGACTCAAATGGAGCATAGGCAGATTGCTTTGAACATCCTTGAGATCTTCAAGGCTGAAATGCCTGTTATTTACTCTTCATTGCTTGAGTCTTGACTATGAGAGCAAAAGACCACATGGTTTTAGATCGCGCTGTTCAAGAAGGCGTGATCATCGGGTATAGAAGGGCGTACAAGCATACTGGATCTCCAACGGAGGATCAAATCATCGCAGCAATTGAAAACGCTGTGATTACTTCGATCTACGAATGGTTTGACATCTAATTACTGGCATACTAACTGGATTCAGTGATTGGATCATGGCTGGTCATTGCTACGATTTCAGAAGAGGATATGTTCTGAAGCCTCGCTTCATGAAGCATGAATCTGCAGATCAATATAGAGCTTTTCAGGAGTATCTGCGGATGGAGAAAGGCAGGTCTCTGGATACAATCGCCAAGATGTATGAGGTTGACATCACAACCGTTAGAAGCTGGTCTAAAAAGTACAACTGGGAGAAGCGAGCTGCTCAGTGGGACAAGGAGCAAGTGGCTTTAGCTTGGACAAGCGCAGAAAAGCTCCGTGAACAGCGCCATAAGAAGTCCATCATGGAATTCAGGGACGCTTCGGAGCGACAGGCAAGGATGATGATGGAAATTTCTGAGGACTTACTTTCTGTATTGACAAAACGAGTGAAGGATGCGCAAGATCGAGGTGAAGAAGTACCGCTGCCGCTTGTTTCGGGCCTCTTAAGAGCCACGGCGAACATTACAGAACAGTCGAGACAGGCCTGGGCATCTTCGCTTGGCGTTGAAGACATGCTTCAGCTTGTGGAGCAAGAGCTTGAAAGGGTTCATGTCGAAGAGATAAATGATGACGATGACGATGATTTTATCGAGCTTGACGAATAATGGCAAACAAGCTCGGTAAAGATTATCTAAGAAAATCAGCTCAGAATCAAGCAATGCTTAAGGCGTTGCGCGAAAAAAAGCTGCAAACGAGACAGAAAGGCGAACGTGTTCTTTTGCATAAATTCATAAAAGAAGTATATCCAAACTACAAGTTTTATAAGTTTCACGCAACATTAATCAAGCAACTTCAGCGAATTATTGATGGAGAATCAAACCGACTCATTCTTCAGGTGCCACCAAGAACTGGCAAGAGCCTTCTAAGCTCTATTCTTTTACCGGCGGCCTACCTAAAGGCACATCCAGATCGTTTCGTAGGTATTTCTTCCTATTCCGCAGAACTGAGTCAAGGTTTTTCGAGAAAGGCCAGAGACTTCTTTAAAGAAGGTGGTGGACAACTCGATCCCTCTCAACAGGCCGTCAACGCTTGGGGAACGCAAGGCGGCGGAGGTCTATGGGCCGCTGGTGTCGGCGGCGCCATTACGGGCCGTTCCGGTCACCTCCTGATCATCGACGACCCCGTGAAGAACAGAGAGGAAGCAGAGAGCACCCGCTTGATGGAAAAACTATGGGACTGGTATGCGTCCACTCTTTACACACGTCTTGAACCAGAAGTAGGAGCAATTGTCGTCATCCAGACGCGCTGGTCGGAGCGGGATATGATTGGCCAATTAATAGAAAACGAGCAAAATGTATCAGAGAAAGGCAGAGAAAATTGGACGATCGTTGACTTACCAGCGCTCTACGAAGATCCCGGTAGTCGGCCGGCACTGCCAGAACATTGCGAGGTGATTGAAGACTGGAGAACAGAAGAAGGCGAAGCTTTGTGCCCTCAAAGGTATGACAAAGAAGATTACGAAAGAATTAGGGAGGCAATTGGCGCCAGAGAGTTCGCATCGTTGTTTCAGCAACGGCCTGCACCCGCCGGCGGCAATATGTTCGATCCGAACTGGTGGCAATATTATTCACATGACACGATTATACCAAATTTTGATAGAGTGCTTTTATCGGTTGACTGTACGTTTACTGATGCGAATACAAGTGACTATGTCGTTGGATTAGTGGTCGGACAAGCAGGGCCAAACTTTTACGTACTAGATCTTTACAGGGAAAAGACCGACGTCATTGGCACCATGGCAATGATAGCAAGAATGTACAAGCGTCATGAACTTGACGGTACTGTTATCGAACTTGCTGCTAGCGGATATGCCGTTTATCAAATGGCAAAGAAAAAAGTGCCAGGCTTGATTGGATTCAAGCCAGAAAAGAGCAAGGAAGCTCGTGCGGCGGGTATTGTGCCCATAGTCGAGGCTGGCAACGTATATTTACCAATCAGCGCTCCTTGGCTGGATAATTTTATCTCTGAATTTAGCCTGTTTCCAGCCTCCAAGAACGACGACCAGGTTGACGCTTTAACAATGGCAATTAACTACTCCATTCAAAGAGTTGCTCCTCAGTTAACGCAAGTCACATGGGGGCGTGGAGATCGAATTATAGAAGGAGTTAAAACTTTTAATATTTGGTGATAGATTGTAGTTAAAATTACTTAAAATGGCAAGAAAAACAAAGCGCTTTCAGTTGAGCAAAGAGCAACAGAAGCTTGCCGCAGACAACATTAACTTAGCGAGGAGAGAAGCATGGAAGCTACAAAGGACAACTGATATTGATTACGACACACTAGAAGGAGCTGCTCTTGAGGGGCTCTGTAAAGCCGCCTACAGATATGACCCGTCTTCCGGCTTTAAATTTAGCAGTTTAGCAGTGCCAACAATTAGGGGGGAACTTCTGCATTGGATTAGAGATAGAACGTATGCAATGAGGTTGACTCATAAAATGCGTGAAACCTGGCTAAAAGGCAGGAAAATGATGTACAAGGGAGTCGCGGATAAAGAGATCGCTGATTCTTTGAATATTGAACTAAGTGAATGGCAGGAAATTAAAAGCGTATGTTCTGGGCCGCCGCTTGAATTGAACGATCAGGCAAGGCCAACGGATCCGCTTGAACCGATTGAGATTGATTTTACAGAAACATATGTCATGTCTGCTTATAATGCATGGATAAATATAGCAGATCAGGAGAAGAGAGCGATTGACTCTTATTTGTCTGGTGCCACCAATCGCTTACCATCCTTAGCGATGAGCTCGTTCCTTGAGCAATCGTTAAAATCTTAAGCGATTCAGCCTTCTTGGTCAATTTTCCCGGTGCGGGTTGCTTGACCGGATTCCGCTGGTAGCGTGTCCCCAGGACCTGGCTAGACAGTGGCGGTATCCAGCGATACAATTGAAAAGATCAAAAGCCTTCCTGTCTCTACGATTTTAGAGGCGGAAGGAGTTTTTCTGAAGCGTGTTGGCAGAGAATATGTCACGCACTGCCTATGGCATGAAGATTCCAACCCATCTTTGACAATAAGTGACGACAAAGGTTTTGTCTTTTGCCATGTATGTCAAGCTCACAATGATGCGATTGGTTTTATCCAGAAGAAGTATGGCATAACATTTAGAGAGTCATGCGAGCGAATCGCCTCGGTTAATAATATAAACATGGTGTTTGTTGATGAAGACGAAGAAGCATATAAAAAGAAAAGAGATCAAATTCAAAAAGAGCTTAAAAATGTCCAAAAAGTTCAAGAAAATTATAGAAGTAATTTAAAGACAAGTCAAATTGCGATAGATTTTATTGTTGCGCGAGGTATAAAGCCAGAAGTGTCTAGATACTTTGGCTTGGGATTTGATATTATCGAACAAAGGTTGACAATTCCAGTTCAAGACTATAAAGGCAATATTGTAGGTTTTACGGCAAGAGCTATAAATGATGAAGTAAAACCAAAGTACAAAAATACGCAGAACAACCTTGTATTTAATAAATCTACTCTTGTCTTCAATGAATACAACGCCTCGGACCAGATAAGAGAACAGGATGAATGTATATTTGTAGAAGGCCATATTGATGTTATAACATTATGGCAAAACGGAGTAAAAAATGTAGTTGCATTGCAAGGGACGGCAAGCCCTTCTTTTGAGGTAATTAAGCGCTTAACAAGGAAAACCAATAGATTTGTTTTATGCATGGATTCGGACACTGGTGGTCAATTGGCTGTCAGTAAGTTCTTGGAGGCAGTTCAGTCGTTCACTTTGTCGGGAGAACTCGAAGTAAGAATAGCGACATTGCCCGTCGGCATGGACCCGGATGATTTCATAAAATCAGGCGGAGACATCAAAGAGGTAATCGTTGATGCTTTGCCGTGGCTTGACTGGATTCTGGATAAATGGCTAAATGATTTAAACTTTAACGATAAGATTAAGATTCAAAAAGTAGAGACAAGCATAAGAGAGCTGTTCTCTAAGATACAAAGCCCTGCCTTGAGGGCTCATTATTATGACAAAGCGTCGATAAGACTGGCACAAAACAAGCAAGCTCTTGCGGCAGAAATCGCAAAAAGCTTTCATGAGCACCAAGTAGATCAAAAGCTTAAGAGTAAATGGGACGTCCCAGATATTGAATTCACTAGAAAGCTTGTAGAAAAGCGAGCCATTAGGCTTTACATCCACAATCCAGAGTATAGATGGGTGCTGAAGCCATTGTTTGACGATTTGAAGTTTGCAAATATGATATGGCTTTGGAACAGAATCAAAGAAGTTGAGAGTTATTCCCAAGACGGCCTTTGCGTAGATGCCTTGATGGCAGTGCTCGCAGTGGCAGAGCCTCAGTATCTACAACAACTTCGCCCCATACTTGTGCCGACAATCAATATCAATGACAACGAATTACAGATAGCCCATATAGAAGATATTATGACCCATGACTCTATTGATGTCGATCTGGCAATCTAGTATGTTCAGGCGATAATCAAAATGCAACAATTATATGCCTGGATGTTTCTAGTTCTACTTTTTGCACTCTTTCCCAGTGAGTCAACAGAGATTGTCCTGATTCTGACACTAAAGGCAAAGGTCTGTATCTTAAATTGCATTCTTTTCCTTCGATCTTATTGGATTTACCGTAAACTTGCTAGGGAGCTTGGTCAACACGGCTTTGAAGCTCCTCCCTTTAAGTTCATCCCCATTCAAGATCGCTACCAATGAGCAAGAGAGCTTCTACGGTATTTGAATCGGCTCCTCCCAAGCGGACCCGGATCGGTGATGGCCGTAGAGTCCGCACCAATCGCAATCAAGGTAGAACTAAGCGCAGTTCACCAAGCAAGCCTTACAGAGGGCAGGGGCGGTAGTGAGTAAAGCGTGCGCCCCTGAGACGCTAGAAGTAGAAGGAGTAGTCAATTCACTGCTCCTTATTCTTTCTCAGGGGGAAATCGCATACGCTCTTATCGTTTTATTTTGCTACCACAAATTTTATATAGACTTTTGGGCACGACTGAAGGTCTCTTTACTTGGAAGAGCGTCTAGTCACAAGGACTTTTCTCTTTTTAATTCTCTGATCAATGCTTCCACAAAATACTCTTTATCAGAGTCATGCGTGGAAGCACCGGGTCTTTTCTCAATCGTAATCAGCGGAAATCAATTCATGGAAAGCCTTAAGCGCGAAAAGCAAATCCAAACCGATGAGGCCACCCCTGAAACGGAAGAAAAACTAAACATTATCGAGTCTTACTGGACTTGCTATTGCAAGGATAACCCCAGGGATCCTTGTTGCAAAATTTACGAAATTTAGTTGACAAGACGAGCAGGTGTGGTAAACTACTTTCACCGATTCAAGGTGAAATGCCTGAGTTTCTGCCTACTGCTCCAAGCGCCGAAGCCGTTTTCTATCGCACATATTCTCGCCGTAAAGCCGACGGTAAGCGCGAGACGTTCGAGGAGGCAATGACTCGATGTGTAGAGGATATCGCTGAAATTGGTTCCTTCACCCCTGATCAATACAAACTGGTCAAAGAGCAAGCCTTGAAGCAACATTGCTTCCCTTCTGGCCGTGCTTTCTGGATTGCCGGAACTGAATGGGGTAAAAATCAAAAGAACTTCAGTGGTTATTATAACTGCACTTCTACTCGTCTTCACGACGTAGAAGCTTTTAAGCTCATCATGGAACTTGCCATGATGGGCTCTGGCACTGGTGCCATGTTGGAGTCTTTTACCATAGAGAAACTGCCTCCAATTACTAATCATATCAATTTAGTTGAAGTCACTAAGATTGGCACTGTTAGTGCCGACAAGCGAAGCGACATAACTTCTGTCGAAGAAACAAGTAATTGCGTTTATCTGACGGTTGGAGATAGCCGTCAGGGCTGGGTTGACGCTTACGAAGCGATCATTCGTCTTGCGATGGATGAAAATCGCAACGGAACTACTGATTTATCTATCGACCTTGGAAACGTAAGACCTGCCGGCGAGAAGCTTAAGGGCTTTGGTGGAACTGCAAACCCCATCAAGCTTGAAGAGATGTTCGGCAAGGTTGTTTCCTTGTTAAACAAAGCCAACGGCAGACAGTTGAATGCTGTCGAAGCTTGCCTTTTGATCGATGAGGCCGCCGCTTGCGTTGTGGCTGGCAATATTCGTCGCAGTGCAGGCATGCGTCAGTTCTCTGAACTGGACGAACAGGCTGCCAATTGCAAACTCGGCCTTTATGTTCAGGACGAGAACGGTAATTGGAAGGTTGATTCGGAGCGGGAAGCGCTGCGAATGGCAAACCATACCCGTTGTTATCATCGGAAGCCATCTAAGCAAGAGGTAGAGGATTCTGTAAAACAGCAATTCTTTAGCGGCGAAGGCGCTATTCAGTACGTGCCTCAGGCTTTGCTTCGGGCAAACGTCGACGTTCTTGATACAGAAGAAAAGAAGAAGGCTTTTCTTAAGTTCTATTTTGTCGACAGAGACCAAGCGAAAGCCTTCCTGATGGCTTCTGCCGCTCAGCAATCAATTTTGCTGACCGAACGTGAGGCTGATCACCGAATGAACCGCTACGGTTTGAATCCTTGTGGCGAGATCATTGGTACAGATTTTCACTGCAATCTTGCCGAAATCCACCTGAATACAATTGATCCTTCTGATACAGAAGCACAGGAAAACGCTTTCAGAGCTGGTGCTTTGCAAGTTGCTGCATTACTGAATCACGAGTTCTATCATGAACGTTATCGTTATAGCAGAGAAATCGATCCGATCGTTGGTGTGAGCTTCACCGGTTTGTTTGATTTCTTCGTGAAGGCATTTGGCGCAAAATGGCTTGACTGGATGATGCATGGCCGTCCCAACACCTCAGTTGGGCGGAAGTTTGTTCGTCTTGAGGCGAAGTATCTCAACAGTTGGAGAAGCGTCGTCAATGAAACAGTTAAAGAATATTGCCTTGAAAAAGGACTGAGGGTTCCTAACCGCTGCACCACCGTGCAACCCGCCGGCACCAAGAGCCTGCTCACCGGCGCCTCCCCTGGCTGGCACCCTCCCAAGGCCCAGCGTTTCATCCGCCGCATCACCTTTGGCAAGTCTGATCCACTGGTTTCCGCCCTGCGCGACTGGGGATACAACGTGATCCCTGCTCAATCGGCAAAGGATGAAGAAGGGAACCTGCTCGACGACATTATGGATTCACGAGTCCATGAAGTACTCGTTGAGATCCCCACGGAAGTGAGCTGGGCCAACCTCGAAGGCTGCGACCAGTTTGATCTGAGTCAGTTACCCGTGGAGTCCCAGTGGGCGCTTTACATGCAAGTTCAGCGCAACTACACAGACCACAACACAAGTGCCACAATCGAATTCCGCGAAAATGAGATCCCGGCGCTGTCTTCTTTGATCTACGAATCGATCAAAGACGATTCCGGTTATATTTCGGCAGCGCTGCTCGCTCGGTTTGATGCCAATGAAACGTTCCCACGTTTACCGTTTGAGCCTATCAACAAGGAAACTTTTGATAGACTGAATGGTGTCGCCGAGTCTTACCGATCAGCACTCCCCTTGATCTTTAGTAAGGATCAGGTTGATTTCCTTGAAGTCTTAAATCAGTACGACACGTCTGACTATGAGCTCAAGGGAGCTGCCGGTTGCGATAGCGATAAGTGCCTTTCCGAGGCATCAAAAGACGGCGACCAAGTAGGCCAACAAATCTGAGCCATGAGCACGCTGGTTGATCATCAAATTCGCGAACTCTGCCGCCAATCCGGCCTTGTAGAGCCATTTGAACCTGATTTGATTAATCCAGCGAGCATTGATGTAACCCTTGGCGAGACTGTTCTCGTCGAGGGTCGCATCTGTGGTCCAGAGGCCGAAAGGGTAAGGTGGATCCCGGTTGATATCCGAAATGGATTCACCTTTGCTCCTGGTCAGTTCATTTTGGCGCACACTGCCGAAATGGTCCGTGTTCCAAATTGGATTGAAGCTAACTTTCAACTAAAAAGTAGCCGAGGACGGGAAGGAATCAATCATCTTCTCGCCGGCTACATCGATCCGGGATTTACTGGCGTCATCACGCTAGAGCTTCAAAACGTGAATCAAAGACACAAGGTTGAATTATACGCTGGCATGAGAATTGGCCAGCTTCGATTCAATACTTTAGAGACTCCACCTTTGAGATCTTACGCGGTAACTGGACGCTACATGAATGACATGAGCGTTATGCCAAGTAAAGGCTGAAGGTAGACTAATAGGAGTCGCGTGATGCGACAGATATTGCCGTGAAGGTCCTTTTTGCTTTTTGCAACGATGCTGGGAGTTCCACATCCGACGAATGATCCGTCGCTGGTTTCTTATCATAGACCAGAGCTTGTTCGTCAGCTTCCTGCTCTTGAATTAGCAAATAATTGCTGGCACCTTCTGAGCAATTATTTTAGCGATGGCAGTACAGGTGAAAGCCGTCCTGTCAAGGAGAAGTATTTAACACAGGAGCCTGCCGAGCCCAGGGCAGCATATCAATCAAGATTAACCAGAGCTACTTATACTCCTATTTATAGAGACAGCATTCGCGCTTATGCTGGACTCTTGAATAGGTTCCAGATGATCGACGTACCGGAGACCTTGTCTCAATCGGAAAGAAATGTTGATCTCCAGGGAGAAAGTATTCAAAGCTTTTGGAACCGATGTGATGAAAGAGCGCTCAGAGATGGCGGCGTTTTCATCATGGTTGACATGTCGCCTGAAGAGGGCGAATTGAATTTTCTGGATGAAAAGCTAACTGGCCGGCGGCCTTATCTTATGATGATTGATCGCGGCAACGTGATCAACTGGTCTGTCGAATACGTAGGTGGACGCGAAAGGTTGGCGCATGCCACGATAAGACAGTTTCGTCAAAGGCCTATTGAGAACAGTTTTGGTGTTGAACTAGACGCGATTTATCATGTCCTTCGGCCTAATTTGGTCCAAACATTCCGACTGGAAAAGAAAGGAAGAACTTGGACGCAGATCAAAGAAAGAGAAATTGAAACATCGATCCCTGTTGTACCGCTGGTGTGGTACGGAGCGACTGATCCGCATTTTGCAAGAGGTGATCTTCCCTTAAATGGTTTAGCTGAGTTATCTATTCAGCACTTCCAGATGAGATCTGATTTGCACGAGCTGCTCCATAAATGTGCAATGCCTGTTCCGGTTCGGACTGGAGCGAAGATTGGAGCTGACGGCAAACCAGTTCCTTTGGTTCTTGGCCCCAACACTGCGGTTGATCTTGACTCAGAAGGTGGTAAGTTTGAATTTGCCGAGCCATCTGGAAGAAGTTTAGAGCGTCATCAGGCCGAGATTATTCATCTTGAAAGCTTGATGGATCGTAGCGGATTGAATTTCCTTTACGGTGCAAATATCAAGACTGCAACGGAGGCGTCCCTGAGAGCCTCTCAGATCGCGTCTCAGGTTGCTGCGCTTGTCCGTAACAAAAGCGCCTCTTTTGGGGCTGTCATGAGGCTCTGGGCGGCCTATAGCGGCGAATTGGACCAGATTACGGCAGAGTCTGGCATTGCTATCAACGATTCTCTGATTAACAAGCCAATTGGAGCGTCTGAGATCGCCCAACTGGTCAATCTGTACTCTCAGGGTCTACTTTCCAAGAGAACAATCCTCGATGAACTACAGAGAGGCGGAGTCCTTGACCCTGAACTGAAGGTTGAAGATGAACTGTCTCGCGTCGAGGACGATCACCAAGAAGAGCTCGACCAGCAAATAACAGATCAGTTGAAGCAACAAGACGCCCTGCAGTCAACCGAACCGCAAAATTCGGCTAATACCCAAGAGTCACTAGGGGCAAGAAGGGAAACTATGGAAAAGGTTGAAACTCCAGAAAGACTTCAAGCTTCTGCTAGTCGATCCCAGTAACCTTCGTTAAACTGACTCATCGCCATAAAATCATGCTAATCGCTCGCTTTTATTTTAAGCCCGGTTGCGCAGGCCAGTGGGCCTGGAGCGCAGGACAGGACGTCGTGGAGATTATGTATGATTGCGTATTTGACATCATTTGCCAGTGTCAGGAGATTGAAGATTTGCTCCTAGACTGCCTTGTCTTCGATGGCCAACAGGTCATATCGCTGAAGCTCACTAGCGAAGAGCAGTGCAAGAAAGAAGAAAAAGCAAAGGCAAGAAGGACTCGTTCCAATAAGAAAAAAGCAGACTGATGCATCCATTGTCTGATGGGAAGTTCCTCCGGTCACCCGGAGGTTCTTTTGTTTATCGCGTTATGGGACCATGTTGCATGCTCTACGACAGAGAGGAGCTTCCGTGGCCTTCATGCAGTCTGCAATGGAAGGGCAAGCAGCCAAGCTGGAACCGGATAGGTAAGCGTTTCATCGCAGACATCTCTGCCTCGCGCTGCCCGAGCTATTCTGTTGTGGCGCGAGACCTTGCCGGCAATGAGTGGATTCAAATCCTTACGATTTACTACGAGCGTCTTACTCCTTCAGAAAAAAACTGGTGGTACTCGAAAGTACCAAACGGCAAAGACTATCCGAGGTTACCCTGATGCCTGGCGGAAACTTTGAAAAAGACTTCTGGACAAGAGTGTTAGCCGAGAACAACCTGGAATCACCCGGTTACCACGAGGCACTTAGAGACGCTGTCGAGATTTCAAAAGAGAAAAAACGACAAAAGCTCGACAAGACATCTCCTCAAAATACCAAGAAAAAGAAAAGGAAATGATCCCTCCTCTAACATTGGTTTTAAACCTAAAATGTAAGCAGTTCTTTTACCCGTTGCTGATCTCATGTCGGAAGGTACAGGCCAGTTCTGGGAGATTGTCGAGAAGATTGAAAAGACATCTGGACCTGGCGTAGCCCTGTTCTTTATTTTGCTTTTTGCAGGGCTTCTTTTCGGCGGCATTCTCCTGGCTGCATGGGCCGTTTCTGCAACGATAAACACTTCTTATTGGATGACTGTTTTATCATTATTACTGCTTAGAATTGTCTTCAATTGACTTCGCTGGCCGATCGACTAGACTACGAATGTCTCCGTAGTTAAATGGACATAACTCCGCCCTTCTAAGGCGGCTTTCCCGGTTCGAGTCCGGGCGGAGATGCCACGCTCCTGTCGCCTATTGGTTAAGGCCGTCGCCTTATAAGCGGCAGAACCGAGTTCGATTCTCGGCAGGAGCACCATTAGCCACGATGCTGGAATTGGTATACAGAACGCACTTAAAATGCGTCGGCCATTGGCCTTACGGGTTCGAGTCCCGTTCGTGGCACTAAAGCTTTAATTCAATCACATTATTATGAACAAGTCGATGGCAATTTGAACATAAGGGCACGCATTTTTTGATTTCGTTCTCAAGGGCCTCATAACCACCACTCTTGATCAGAGTCGAAATCGACTTCTCTTTCTGGGATGGATCTACATGATGTAAGTCCATAGCACAATAATGAAACTCTTGCTTGCATGCAAAACACGGCATTTGCCTTGCCTTCCTTGCAATATCTTTCTTTCTCTGTAGGCTTGTTTGCTTATCCTTTGGCCTGCGATTTCTTTTATGCCACTCCTTCTTATACTCTCTTCTTTTTTCCGGGTCTTTGAATGGCACGGAAGGTTAGCCTGTGCATTATTCTACTGTTTGTGCTAGAATAAATAGAGCTATCGAGATCCATGAACTGCCTCAAATGCGGCAATGTGACCAACCTCATGGGATCGTCGATGATCGACGTCTCCGTAAGGCGGTATCGACGCTGTCCAAAGTGCGACGCAAAAATGATGACCTATGAGATCCCGGAGCAAATGTTAAAAGATGCTGTCAAATTCCTCCGTATGGAGCAAATAGGGTAGCCTAACCCAAGTCGTTCATTTACGGCTTGTAGCCTCGGCTACCTCTGGCATTGGAGAGCAATGTCGTTGAGTTCTGTTTGAATTATTGATTAAATCCATTTTTACCGCTTGGGCTGTAATTGGTTGCGCCTTTACTCCTCAAGCGGTCCACGCATTCTCTAATGATCTTGGCTGTTCTACTGCTTCCTACTATGGAGTAGGAGATGGCTACCATGGACAAACAACTGCCAGCGGAGAAAGGTTCAATGCTTACGGAATAAGCGTTGCTCACCGTTCGCTTCCATTTGGCACCAAACTAAGGATTACCGATCAAGACACGGGAAAAAGTGTTGTTGCCCGTGTAAATGATCGAGGCCCCTTTGTGCATAGTCGGATTGTTGATTTAAGCTATGGAGCTTTTTCAATGATCAATAGTCCATCAAAGGGGATCACAAGGGTCTGTGTGGCTAAAGCTTAAAAACCTGCTAGACTTGGGGCGGTCAGGTGCCGCCCTTCTACATGATCATCTACAAGTTGACAGAAGAGGAACGTCAACTCGCCTACGCAGAGGGCTATAGAAGGCAAGAATATAATCAAAAAAAGAAGTATAAAGGCAGAAATGGCGGAGAAGAAAACGGATCTGCAGCACAGGCGCTTCATTTAATTGGAGCTGCAGGCGAAATGGCAGTTGCTTCCTATCTCGGCCTGAAAGATTTTTTATACTTAAACGAAGCGCCAGTAAGGGATTCATTTGATTTGCCTTATAATATTGACGTCAAAACAAGATCAAAGCATTACTACGATCTATTCGTTCAACTTGATGATAAACCAGGAAAGAATTATTGGCTTGTGACGATACAAAACAAAGAAATTCGCATCCATGGGTGGATAGAGTCATCTGAGTGTCAAAAAGAGGAGTATTATAAGGATTACGTCGGCGGCAGACCTTCTTTTTTCTACCCACAGAAAAAGCTAAAATCTCCAGAGTCGTTCAAAGAACTCATGTCCTTGACAGATGCCGTAGCGTAGGTTACGATAGACAGGTATTCATGGGGTATCCCTAGATGGAATCATCTGTCACTTCTCATCCAGTCAAAAAAAGACGGTCGAATAAGCTCCATACCGCCAGAATGGTAGAAGCAGTAGAGCGATATTTGGATGGCGTAAGGGTTATTAGTTGGAGTTCTGGTAATACAGAGGCATTTATCGACTCTGAATCAAGCTTGATCATAACCCTTTGTGGCAAACAGATTGCCAAGCTACAGGCAAATAAAGATGGAGACATTGAATCTTTGTTCATCTATAGCGGAGAGGCGTATGATCAATATGGAAACATCTCTTACATGACTCAAGAGCGACTAAATGGTTTGTTTGACTGCCTTGAGTACAACTCAATCATACCGCATAATGTAAGGGTCTTTATCTCAAAAGAAGATGAAATCTCGTATCTTGCTTTTAATGAGAAAAAAATCCCATTCAATAAAGAATACTGCACTATGTTGAAAATTAAAGCTAGTCCACGGACTTTTACGGTCGAAGACATGCAGAGGTGAATTGCGTTGTCTAGGCGGAATCTTATTCTGTTAATTGATTAGCCTGCGTGAAGGACAAAGAAAGAGCTTTGTACGCTTTGTTTAGCGGGCGGATTAATGTGCCTACTGCCGCGAAACTCTGTGATCTATCCTGTGAGCAGATGAAGCAGGAGTTTCGACTCTATGCCCTTTCGAGACCCTTGGACGACTGGGAGCTTGATATTCTCCTGAGTTGGCCCTATGCTTGATCCGGTCAGTCACTACCGCATCCATGCCTGACATCGCTTGTTGCCTGGACCATCAATGCCCCTCAAGGGAAGACTGTATTAGATACACATTAAAAGTCTCCAGCCCTTACCAGTGGTACGCCGCCTTCCGTAGGGACGAAGACAAATGCGAGTATTATTTGCCCTTTCAACAACATGAATCATTTTCTCCGCGACAAAATAGCTAGAGATATGTGGAGAATGTGGGTAGAGGCCAATAGCCCTCATCTTGATGGCAAAAACTGCCCAAGAGAGTTCTATTTCATGTCGGAGATAGCAATGAAATGCGTATGCAAAGAGCTTGACGACATGATAATGGATATCGTAAAAAATCGATTGGAAAAGCTTTATGAAGAACAAGACTGACTTCCCAATTGAACAAGAAATTGCCATGGAACTTGCCCTTTTGAATGATGGGCAGTTAAATGACTGGCAGAATTATCTGCCTGACTCGATTCATGTTGTCGACTTGCTTAAGAAAAACATCAAACCTTTGCTCGAACAAGGATCTGAGGCTATCCTTCGCGAAGGCCTTGCCACAATACTTGGCCTCTCACCTTCGACTACGATTTCCAAGAATGATTTTCAACCAGCGGTTTGCTCTCCAACATTCAGGGTTATTCCTAAACAAAGAAGGAGAGTTCGTAGAAGATCCTTTAAAAGCACGTCTTTTCGTTGACATTGACGTAGCGGTATCCACACTACGATCTATTGTTGGTCGAGTTGATCAAAACTGGAAGGTTATTGCTCTCTTGACGCCCTTTTACCTCTCTCGTTAAAATGAAAAAGAGAAACTTTCTGATCCCTCTGTTCGTAGGCATTGCTCTTGGTATTGCCTGGAAAGTCACGACTCAGGCTGACAATTATCCCCCACTTTCATCGCGACTTAAGGAGTTTTGCGATTATTATTATTATCATCCAGACTGTAGAGACAAAGCCCCCAGATGGAATTGAACCATCCTCTCCGCTTTACAAGAGCGGTGCATCGCCACTTAATGCTTTAAGGGCACTCATTAATATACCAGGAAAGGGTGATCTCAAGGCTCTAACCTTGGGACCACCCTTTTAAGTTATGCAATACGAGAAAGGCGACGTCTTGGACGTAAAATTTTAGCGACAAATACTTGTTTTCTTAGTCCTAGTTCTTCTCTTAATTGTGGGTTTATAACGAATAATGCATTGCCTGTCTTAGGGCAAACGCCACGACTAGTAAGCAGTCCTAGTCGTTGACAGTAGTTCATTGTTCTGTGCTGGATATTCCAGCTTTGATTTAATGATCTAAACTCACGAGGCTCAGTGCCACGGCGAGTATAGACGTCAAACTCTTCGATAAAGCGCCGTTGGGCGGGTGTGAGGCGGACTTGAGTCATTCGCTCATGTCTTGAACGCTACATTCTCACCATAGACACGAGGTGGACCTAGCGTCAAGCATGAGGCAGCTCATATTTAATGTTTCTTTAATAATTCAATTGTTTCATAAGGAAAATTTAACTTTCAAGCTTGTCCATCAGGAGGATGTATGTTATACAGGCCAATAAGCATAGAAGGATAAGCCCAAGCCCGATCGCTATGCCCCAAGGGAAGTCCATAATGCAAAACACAGGAAAAGTCTTCCATAGGGAGCCTAGTCTGGAATTTTGTGAATAAATTCATGGCTTCCCCTCGAAAAAAAATGGAGCCAGATGTGATAGCCATGATTATCAGGTGCTCTGTAATGATCTGGTCCGCTGGATTACTAACGGCTAGCTATATGAACTTAATAAAAAATCCAGACGAAGCTTTTATAGCCTCTGTTTTTACCGCTGCCCTTTCTACGTTTGGTATAGAAAAACCTGCGAACAAGGCCGCTAGCTCATTGGGCCCTAAAAAACCTATAAGCAGTAACAAGAATACTACCAATGGTGGCAATAACTCCACCTGATTTGTTGACTGTAGTTTGAAAAACTTCTTCAAATGGTGGACGATCTCTGATTAAACGATTTCGGCAATGATGCACCCAGTGCCATAACTGAGACCTGACGTCAATTGGCACCAAAGGTTTACTCCATCCGCTAAGTTTGTCTGTACTATCGCTCACAAGCCAGCCTCTGTCATAAATTCTAATTCGCTCTATGTTGTATTCATCTCTATAATCAACTTTCCTGCCGGCTATTTCATCCGCCAACCAGAAAACTACATCCGCTTGAATGCGCTCGGTCGGGCTTTGCATAAATGTAAGATCAATCTCAGCATCACCATTTAAAGCAGAATAGGCTTTAGTTATACCATTCATACATACTTCAATCTTGCCTGGATACATGAAGCTGGTAGTTTTAAACTCCTTGCACATGATTGGACTAGGTATGCCAACCGTTGTTCTTGTCACAAGCAAATAAGGTAGACCAATTGCAGATGATACAATCGCTCCAATGATTAAAATTTTAATCTTATTGGTCGCAACAATCTCAACAACTTCTTCTTTTAAGTCCTGTGCTTTATTTGCGTGAACAACAAGTAATGCTCTTATTGCAAACATCCTTTTGATTAAGCCCTCGTCTACCCCGCTTCCTTCTGCGACAATAATCATCCTGTCCAACTTCTCAAGGAGGACAACATGATCTCTATCCATTGAATGCTGATTAGGCATTCGAGGTTACGATGCTTTTCTAGGCTTCCGCTACCACTTCACGCGGTCAGTTGTCGGCTCTCGACCCGTCCGCCAATCCACCGCCTTTGTAGCGCCATCTTCCTTTCATGAATAACAAGTGCTCTGGACAGCCAGCCTTTAGTCTTCTTTCCAAAGCTGATTTACTAATTCCTGCCGCTTCTGCGGCATTGGTTAAGCACATTTGCTGGCCATTGTACCTGACCAAGCAATTATTGGTCCTGTTTCGGCACTGTTGTTTATGAGTCGCCCATCTGACATTCCCTGGTTCGTAATGCCCTTTTGGATCAATTCTGTCAACTGACATACCTTCCGGGCGAGGGCCTAGTTCCGTGAACCACTCCTCGAAAGAATTAAAGCGAAATTCTACGTGGCCATATGCATTTTTATGGTTTTCCGACACTCGCTTTTTGGCTCTCCAATAACTTTTCCATGATCCGACCTTTTCCGGATCATGCTTTGGAGAAGGTTTGGCTACTATTAATTTTCTTCCTTTACGAGAACAGGATTTGCACACCCATTTCTTGGAAAGACGATTATATTGATCTATTCTAACAGATCCGCCTATTTGACACAGCTCGCAGTTTACGTTAACGTAATTCCACCGTGGGCTAGGCATAAATTCGCTAACTCTGAATACAGTATACCACTTAAGATCATCCACTTTACGCGATTCGCCCAAAATGCCGCCGACATCTTTCCTTTTGCAATGTTTTTAGCATGACGAGCCTTAAATGAAGCCCTCTTCTGCTTCATTGCTTCGCTCTCGTTTGCTTTTGGCTTGCCAGCGGTCTTGGCACCCTGTTCACCAAATCGTATGGTCTTGACCTGGTCCCCTTCCTTAGCGACCACGACGTGGCTCTTTGTGGGGTGATTGGGTGTCCTTTTGGGCTTATTGTAGCCCTCTACGCCGGCCTGCTCAAGCCTTGGATCTTTTTTCTTTGCCATTTTTCTTCCTCGATACAATTAATTTGCCGTCTTTTTCGGTGACGGTCATTCCCGCTTGTTCTGTTTGTCTTTTTAATGACCGATACTTTTCAGTAGTGGTCATTTTTTTATTGCTTGATTTCTTCATTTTTTCTTTTTTAATGTAGCGCGGTTAGTTCTTGGATTGTATTTATACTCGCTAGCTTTATGGCCAGAGCCCTTTGCTGCTCTGTCTTTTGCTCGCCCCGCTGCGCCCATCTCTGACCTTTTCTTTCCCTTGGCGGTCATCTCATCCGAACCCTTCTTGAGATTACCGCTATCTTGTAACTTCTTTCTTGCAATAGCATTGGCTGCACCAACAGACATGCCCTTAGCTTGAAGTTGCTCAACAAGTCTTTTGAGGATCGGTTTAGCCATCAACCCATCCTCTTTTTCTTTGCTGTTTTTGCTGCCTGACGGAAATCTTCTGCAGTCGGAGCACCTTTGCTACCAGGCTTTCGCATTCTTTCTACCTTACCGCCAGCGGCTTTCTGTCTTTTAATTCTTTCACGTTTTGCGGCAATATTGGCATAAAGTCCGGGTTTGCCAGCCATAGTAAAAGCCCACCATGGACTAGTTTTCCGCATTTAGGGAATCCTCTTGATGGGGATCTATTATGTCTAAACGCGAATTCAATACGCCTCATCGCGAGGCGTGGAATGCCCCAATACATCAAATATTGAAGGCCATCGACGAGCACATGCGTCTTTATATGGAATCTCGTGATCCATGGCACGTCGAAAAAGCCGAAATGCTTCGTGTTTATCTTCATGAACTGAAAACCTTCATCCATCGCCAGGAGGGCAAGGTCAATGGCATCCAAAAACACGATTTGGGATGATGTAGAGTCCACTCCGACAAAGCTAAAACTGAATACTTTTAAAGGAATCTACGACACATGCAAGACGCCTAATCCGATTATCAACTTTCTCATTTTCTCCTTCTTGTATTGGCTAGAAGAACGCTATATTGACTATAAAACAAAGGTCGCTATTGATATTGCGGAACAACAATATCACCGCGAGATGGATGAGATAGAAAAAGACTGGAAAGAAGCAGCAATTATAACAGAAACCAAGTCTCCCACTTCGGAGCTGTTACCCGAAATGCGTATTCGTGCGCCTTGGGTTGAAGACGATAAACTGTAGTGGTTTCATTAGTAAAACGTGTCTTACCGGAATGAATCTCTAACACTGGGGCTTGTCCTTGGTGGTGGAGTCCTCCTCTTTGCGCTCCTGTTTGGGCTTGGCCCTCTCTACGGCGTCTACAGTAAGACCTTGTCGGGCAAAGCTCAACTTCAGGAGGCTGAGTTTACACGCCAGGTAGCGGTCCTTGAGGCCCAAGCCAAGATGGATTCTGCATCCAAGCTTGCTGAGGCTGAAGTGATCCGCGCCCAAGGCGTTGCCAAAGCCAATCAAATTATTGGGGAAAGTCTGAAAGACAATCCTGCTTACCTCCAGTATCTGTGGATCACCGAAGGCGAGAAGGACTCTAACCGTACCGTCTACATGATCCCCAGTAACGGCGGCGCACCTGTTCCCACCTTTGACATTCAAAAGTAATTACCATGACCGTATCAATTTCCAAAGAGCGCGTCGGCGACATCATCGAAGTTGAGATGACAATCCGCATGCCGGAATTCAAGGTCTCTCACTTCACTCATGTCGGCCAGTCATTTGATGACTACCGTTATGAAATCATTAATCAGGCTGAGTCCAAGCTTCGCTCCTACATCGAAGCAGCTTCTAAGGCGTATGAGGGCTCTGAAGATGAATGAAGATGTGAAGTGGCTACGCGATGAATACGCGATGAAAGCTTTTGAATTTTTTATTCAGAAGTATTTCGACCGCGATTTCGAACAGTTTGCCGCTGACTGCGAATTAGAAATCCACGAAACTGTAGCTTCCCTCAGTTATTTACTGGCTGATGCTATGATTAAACAACGATAACAATGGAAACTCAAGATCAATTGCAAGAGTTCATAGTTCACTTCATGAAAGATGCTAAAGCATTCTCGATTAAAGTGACGACCTCATCTCATGAAAGCGCCCTAAAGATTGGTTCTGTTGCCTTTCCAGATGCAAGGGTTACTCATATCATAAAAAATAAAACGCCAAAGGAAACCTAAGGCGTTCGAGATGGATCGGGGAGCTTCGGCTCCCTTTTTTATTGTCTAACAGGAGCTATTACTCCCGTCTGCCATCAGTAATCATCTGGTGACAGAATAGTCGTGTAACAATAATCTAAGCCGTTATCTTGCATGCCATACCCATCAGTAATAATCCACATCGTTTCTCCGTTACTGAGAGCATATGAGGCCATTAGACGACCTGCAGGCGTCTTTTTTTTAAGCGTGTCAGCGTTCATACTCCAATCATCGGTATCAATTTGACCCCAATCTCCATCCATAAACTTTAACAAGTTTGAACGAACTTCATTGAATGTTTCAGAGTTTTCGTTAATCCATTTGTCAACGGTAGATGTCAATGAGATAGGGCCCATTGAGCTTAGATCTGGACGAAGCGTCTTCATTGATAAAGAAATCATGAGTCAACGGTTTCAAATGCCGCTTCAACTCTATTCCCGCAATGATCGCAAGTCAAGTCCTGTTCATCCCAATTGATATCCATTCCAATCACACACCAACCATCAGAACCGGTTGTCGTACCAATCCAGTTCCTCTCAGTCCCGCAGCACTCGTGACAAAGCGCTGCACCATCATTGGTAATCGCATAAAGTGGATAGCCGCCAGGCCATGCATAACGCTCCTTGTGGACCTTGTCAGCGATCCTTAAGCTCTTTGATTGTGTTGTCATGATTGATTAAATAGCATCTACAATGTAACGTGTCCTTATAAAATCTTTATCCTCAATAAGAATCGTTATTTCGTCAACCTCCTCTAAAGCTTGCCAGTTCTCATCAAGTTGCACATAAACACATTCATCCAATTCTCTACGACAAATCCATTCAATATCCTCTGGCGAGCAAACCCAGTGCATCCAAATCACATTGTCCTCAAACTCGAACCAGGGCTCCTCAATTGGCAGGCGGTATCGCTCGCATGCTTCTTTGATGTCCCTGTAGCTAAGCGTTAAGCTTGTCATATCAGCCTTCCACTCCTTCGAATGTAGCTTCAGAACCGTTGGCACGGATCCTGAGCACTCTGGTGGCATCAAAACTACGCCATGTAGTCTTCCCTTCCTCCTTGTTGTTCACCTCACGAATCCTAAAGATATTCGGATTCTCACAGGCCTTTCCAGTTCCCTTGATCTCATTCCAATCCTTTGGATTGAACGTGATCTGACGCTCAGTGCCATCCTTTTTTAAGAAAGACACCGAAACAAAACTGGAACCAGCCTTTGCAATGATGTCACGCACAATCTCGTGACGAGCAGTTTTTGACATGGGGTCTCCCCTGAAGACCTCCATACAATAACAGCAAAGGGGCCGCTCGCGCAACCCCTTCATGTCTCTTAATAATTTACGTTACTTAAGTAGTATCTTGTTCCTGATGGACCTTGAAAGAAAATAACAAAACTAATCCCAGCCTCATCAGCAATTTCTCTCATCTTCGCCATCCTTCTTAAAGATTGCACAAATATGCTATACCGCATATCAGTGTAGTCAATCCACCTCTGAAAACTATTGACCTCTATCTGCTCAAGAATTTTTTCTATAACATAATTCTTGTCAGGTGATTTGATAATTTTAAAACCTAGTCCGTTCATCGTTTGATCTCCTGGATGTCAAAAATCTTCTGCCCCTTATCCTTTGTCTTGTCTGCATATCTGATGCATTCATCTAAATCGCTACAACCTAAAACAAGCATCATTGAATGCCCTCCAATCTCCCCGTCTAACACCACCCGATAGGCTTTTGGTTTGTTCTTAAACATGGAATCATCCCGGAAGCTCTCGCATCCTAACGCCCCTAAACCCATTGTCAAGTCCCCCATTAAGTATAAATACCTATTACTTGACATCATCAAACTTATTGATCAGTGCATGATCTCCAATTATTACTAACGCTAACTTATTCCATGCTTTTGCTGCATCAATCTCATTCTCAAAAACACCAATAAACCATCTCCTCCCCTGATAGTTTAAAGACGCTCGATATGGCTTCTTTGGATTATTATTCTTCGTTACCCCACGATATTTACTAAACTTCTTCCTTGCACTAGGCCTGCTAGCAAGTTTAATGTAATGCTCCTTTTCATCAACATTCTTGTAGTAATAGCCCATCGGTAAAAACCTGAAAGCCATCTAACAATACCAGTTCACCACCCCATCGCCCATCCCTTCACATTATCTTAATCTTCTTTAACCTTCTCCCCTGAACCACTTCCTCTTATTACTGAACCATTCAGCTAATGTAATCGGATCCTGTGGCCCTACTAAATGATCACTAGGATCAGGTTCACCTATATCCATCGCCTGACAAAACTGATCCATCTCACTAATATCCTCCCCCTGTATAGCAGCCCTCCTCGCCTGCCTTAACATCCTATCAACAGTTACATTCCTATCAGCCCACTTCTGTATCCATGTCATATCACTGAACTCAACATTAGCACCTACCCTTATCCTCTCACAAATAAACTCAACCCTGAGACGTGTCTGACTTGATAACATCTCAAGATCTTTGACTGGTTTATGATACCTTCCTACCCCTTTCTGTTGTCTCATATTATCTCACCCATGAGACAATATGGTCTTAAAATCAAATAATCATGAACTGAAAGGGGGGTTGTCTGAGTATACCCCTAAGGGGTTGCCTGAGTATACCCCCCTTAACTAAATTATTAATTCATCATGATCTACTGGTTATTATGATCTAGTTATTATATATATACTAGTTATATATATATTAAAGATTATAAACCAAGATATTATCTCTCCCCCTCTCCATCAGTTATCACTGATGTGTCTCCCCCTCCCTTTACCGCCAGCACTAATTTTTTTCTTAAAACCACCAGAAAAATAGGCTGAACTAACCTGGGGAATGATGATCTGATCCTAAAACCTCCAGAGAGGTCTCTAGAAGGCCCTGGAAGGGCCATATAATCCCCCTTGGCTATCTTTCCCTATAAACACCCCCTAGAACCACCTTATAGCCCCTCCTGGATACATGTTTGAGTTTTAACCCTCCCGCTCCCCTCCTGTCACCCTGGTATGTATTTATACTTATCCACCACTCATACGTCCCTTAACACCCTACCATCCTATAACCCTAAATCCTAGTCATATCAATACTTCTCACTAATCTTCTATTAACCTCTACACATTACCTAACTCAACTATTACCCAATTTAGATAGGGTTTAACAGTTATCTCTGACTAGTTATAAAACACATAACCAGTAGTAAATACTACCCAATAATACTAGTACTAGTATATTATATATATTATAATATATATTATATATAATATATTATATTATATTAACCATTATGGTATTAAAATACCCTGTATTTTAATACCTATAGTAGATCTAATAACATTAACTAGTTATATTAACCAAATATTACTAGTTATAATCCCTTTCCCTTTTTCCTTCCGTTAGCTCTTCCCTCTCGTCCAATTTTGGGAAAATCGATTTTCCAATTTTCCAATTTTGAGATGGCATTTTTCTAATTTTAAGATGTCTCAAACTGAGATTAGATGAGACGGAAATGGCCTGTCCAGAGTACCTGCACCTCACACAGGTACGCAGGACAAACGCCCCGAATCTCACCCCTCGCCGGCGGCACTTGTTACAAAATATTTCAGAATCGGCCCGGCCCGCCCCATGCCATCGCGACAGCGCGATA